AAATAATATTATAATATATTAAAAAATTGATTACTTTTTATTATATGAATATTTATAAATAATAATATAATAAATTATAAATACAAATGTCAGATGAACTCGATTTTAAATGTATGTATGATGAAATTCCAAATTCTTTTGAAGAAGTTAATAGACATATTCCTATTAGAATAAAATCACATATATTTCAGAAAACTATTTATTTTCCTAAAAAAATTTTAGAAATGTCATCTGTTATTAGAATAACACATAATATAAATTTACATTTGAATTATAATGATGATTATGATATAGTTGAAATTGGAAATTTCAATGAAAATGATATTTTTGGATTAATTGATGTAATAAATGGAAAAAAAACTACGTCAAGAAATATTAAAAAATTATGTAAAGAACTTGAAATTAAATATGACAACTCATTTTTTGATGATGATAGACTTGACTTATCTTTCGAAGAAACAATAGATGGACAACATAAATTTGAAAATTTTAAAAGAATAATGAGTGAATATAATATATTTATCATATTACTTTAGTATCGAAAATACACAAATTGATCCATATATGTTTAATGTAAATGACGAATATAATCCAGAAGATTTAATAACTCAAAAATTTATAAAATATCAATTGATAAACCAAGAAAATAATAAATATTTTTATAAATTTGAAATAAAAAAATATTCATATACAGAATTTGAAAAAGAAAAGAGTAATATTAAATTATCAAAATTTGATCAAGTTATTCAATTAAAACCAATACCATTTATAGAATTTCTTGATGTGTTTGTTATCAAAAGAACAAAATATTATAAAAAATATTATAAAAAATATTATAAAAAATATTATAAAAAATATTATAAAAAATATTATAAAAAATATTATAAAAAATATTATAAAAAATATTATAAGAAAGATAAAATAGATACACAATATGACCTATATGATATTTATAATAAAAATGATGATGATATTGAGTTTATTTTAAATAATGAACCATTTTGGATGCCAAAAAAGATTTTAGAAATGTCTGATATGTTAAAATATTATTATGAAAAATGGAATAAAAAAATAATCAGTTTTATTTTTAATTGTTCCTTTTTTATTATTTTAATATTATTTTCACGATAATCATCAACATCATTATTAATAAATTTAATATCAATTACATCATTTCCAAATAACATATTGAATAATGGAACATGCGTTGACTTTGATTTAATGATCCAATAGTTTGATTTTTCATATTTGATAATATTATTTCTTTTTGATATAATATGATTACCAAAAAATTTATCAGTATATTTGCTTGATATTTTTATTATATTATGGAGAATATGACATTTATGTTCTTCTTAGTATTGAAGATGATTTGACATGTTATTTATACTATTATATAAGTAACATATTCTTAAGTTTTTAGGTTTTTTTATCAATTTTTTTAGAACCTTAGTTCGAATAAGCCAATCCACCCATACCACTCATAATTCGGAGAACATTATAGTTAACATCAAAGATGTATAATTTGTTATCAGAGTTAAGGAAGTTAAGAGAAGGTAAACCAGCAGAAGCGGTAGAGTCCTTGAACCAGATATTTAATTGAGTATTATCAATTCTGGAAAGATTTGCAGTACCAGATGGTTGATGTTGTTCAGGATGTAAAGCAAATGAATAAACATTGATACCATCAGCTGGTGTATTAGTATGATGTTGATCAGGTTGAACATAATTGAAATATGCACCTTCTCTTCTATCAAATCTATCATGACCATTTAATTGTAAAAGAGCCATATCAACTGGATTAACTGAACCATCAATCAAAGTACCAAAGTTATGACATTGATTAACATGAGGATCATCTCTATCGCATCTTGTATCAACTAAAAGTTCAATTGGGAAAGATAAATCTCTAACAGTTAAATCAGATGTAACATTTGTGCAAACAACTTCATTTTGAGCTGTAACTCTAACATCAGCATAGATTTTTCCAGAAAGAGAGTATGGACTAGTTGAATCTTTAACCACAAGAGAATCTGTATTGAGCCATAAACATTTATCTGAACTTTGATTATCAACTGTAATTTTTCCATTTGCAGTAACTCCTTGTTCACCTGGTGCAAATTCTTCCCAAGTTCCTTCTGTTGGTGGTTGTTCACCTGCAGAAACAACTGTATCACTTCCATCATTATATGGATCTGGTTCACACACAGATGAATTCAATAAACACATTGATTCTTTCAAGATTTTAACAGCACAGTCATCTAAAGCAGTTGACCAATCATCCACATGAGTATAACAAGGGAATGCCTTACCGGTAGTATAATTACCATTTTTCATTGCCCAAACTAATTCTTTTGTTGGATGATTAAAATCTAATCTTTTTCTTTCAGACATATTTTGAACGGATGCTTCTCCAGTGAATTGGAGTTGTTCAATTAAATATTCATGTCCAACTTGTGCAAATCTTCTTCTTTCTTCTGAATCAAGATAAATATAATCAACTAACACTAATGCATCTTTAATTCTAATATTTTTTAAATCATTTTGTTTGAAATATGAATTTGCAACTACAATATTTGCAGCATCTTCAAATTCAAATGTAAGTCTAACTTCATGATATTGAAGAGCAATTAGTGGTAAAGCTAATCCAACATGTCTATTAAACCAAAATTTAAGTGGAATATATAATGTATATTCATTTTTAACTTCTCCATTATATGCTGTAAGTTCTGGTACATCTCCAATCATTCTTAAGAAACCTCTTTCTCCGTCACCCGCATGTCTTGCAAGTTCATACCAAATGTTTAACCAAACTCCATAATGTTTATCAATTCTGGATCCTCCAATTTCAACTTCAACAGATTTAATTAATGCATGTCCAAGTTTTCTTACATATGCAAATTTTGATTTTTCTGATGGAACAATATTATCAAGTTTAACCATTAAATACATTTTTGTAATCAAATCTCCATTTCTTGTAATCGCTACGGTTGATCTTCTTCCAAAATCTGGATTTCCATTAAGGGTATGTTCAATTGTTTCCATTGAAAAGTTCGTATGTCTTCTGTATACAACTTTGAAAAAAGTGATTTGTGGATTTCCTGTTAAGTAAACGTCTTGTGCTCCATAAGCTACTAATTGCATTAATCCTCCTGCCATTTTATTATAATACTATTCACTCAGAAAAAAAAAAATTTATACAAATTATATTTTAATTATTTATTCTTAATTAATAATCCATATCTATTACTTATTGATCGCATATATATATCTATTTTTATTGTGCGTAAAAATTGATATTAATTAAAAATTTATATTTTTTAAATTAATAATTATTAATTTAGTTATAAATCATCCAATTTTTTAATTATTAATTTGCTGAATATGCTAATCCGGCAAAGCCAGACATAATTCTTAATACATTATAATTTATACCAAATATCCATAAATTTGTATTTTCATTTAAATAATTAATCGATGGACTGCCATCTCCAATTGTTTGTGGTACAAACCATAAAGTTAAAATTGATGAATCAATTCTTGATAAATTTGCTGTCCCAGATGGTTGATGTTCTTCTGGATATAAAGCAAATGAATATAAATTAATTCCATCAACTGGTGTATTTGTATGATGCTGATATGGTTGAACATAATTAAAATATGATCCTTCTCGTCTATCAAATCTATCGTGCCCATTAAATTGAATTAGTGCCTGATCAATTGGATTTCCTGATCCATCAATCATCATTCCATAATTTGAAAATTGATATATAAATGGATCTGTGTTTGTTGCTCTTGTATCTACTGTATAATATTCATATGGTATACTAAAATCACGTATTGTTAATGTTGTTTCAATATTACTACATGTTACTGATTCATCAATACCAATTGTTATATCAATATTTATTTTATTTGTAATTCCATACTCACCAATTGATAAACTATTTGAATTAATATAAACTGATTTAGTCGAATTATTCTGAACATTTATACTTCCAATTGTCTCAAACTCATTTTCAATAATTTCAACCCATGTACCTCCTACTATCGTTTCTGGATTTATTCCAATTGATATACTTTCTGTTATTATCTTACACGCCGCTTCTTGAATTGGTGTTATTAATTCATTTGTATCTGTCGGAATCGGATCTGTCCAATTATCAAGATGACTATAATAAATAAATCTCTTTCCATTCGTAAAATTTCCATTTTTTATTGCCCATATTATTTCTTTCGTTGGATGATTATAATCTAATTTATATCTTTTTACTAGATCTGTTGCTAATTCAACTCCATTGAATTGTGTCTGTTCAATTAAATATTCATGTCCAACTTGAGCAAATCTTTTTCTTTCTTCTGTGTCTAAATAAATATAATTTACTAATAAACTTGAATTATTCATTCTTATAATACTATCATCAAAATTACGATCTCGTATAATTAAATTTTCTTTATTCGAAAAAGTTACATGAATTCTTGCATCATGATATTGTAATGCAATTAGAGGAATAGATAAACCAACATATCTATTAAACCAAAATTGTAATGGAATTAATAATGTATATTCTTCTTTAATCTCATTGTTATATTTTGTAAGTTCTGGTATATTTCCTATCATTTTTGAATAACCACTCTCATGATTACTATTTCTTGTTAAATTATACCATATATCCATCCAAGTTCCTGTTTGTCTGTCTATTATAGTTCCTCCAATTTCAAATTCAACTTGATTAATAATAGCATGGCCTAACTTCTTTATCCATCCAAAATTATTTCCATCTGGATCAACACTACTTACAGTCACTTTAATATAAATTTTATTTATTAAATCCGCATTTCTTGTTAAAATTGTTGTAACTCTTTTACCAAAATCAAAATTTCCTATAAAAGCATGCTCGATTGTTTCAATCGCAAAATTTGTATATCTCCTGTATACTGCTTTGAAAAAAGTAATTTGTGGATTTCCTGTTAAATATATATCTTGTGCACCATATGCAACTAATTGCATTAATCCTCCCGCCATTTAATATACTAATATATTAATATATTCATTATTAAACTTATTCATATGTTATCAATTCAATTATTAATTCAATTATTAATTCAATTATCAATTCAATTATCAAATAAATAATATCATATAAATAAGTTTAATAAATAAATATTTGAAATAATAATAAAATAAATAATACTCAAATCAATAATAAAAGAAATAATAAAATAAATAATACTCAAATCAATACTCAAATCAATAATACTCAAATCAATAATACTCAAATCAATACTCAAATCAATAATACTCAAATCAATAATAAAAGAAATAATAAAATAAATAATACTCAAATCAATAATAAAAGAAATAAGAAAATAAATAATATTTGAAATAATACTAATAATGAAAATAATATTAGATGAATAAGTTTAATAAATAAGAAAATAAATAATATTTGAAATAATACTAATAATGGAAATAATACTAATAATGGAAATAATATTAGATGAATAAGTTTAATAAATAATAAAATAAATAATATTAGATGAATAAGTTTAATAAAATAAATAATATTAGATGAATAAGTTTAATAAATAATAAAATAAATAATATTAGATGAATAAGTTTAATAATGGAAATAATATTAGATGAATA